GTTATCCAAGCTCGTCTTCAAACCCGGAATCAATCGAGAAGGGACTAACTACTCGAACGAAGGCGGCTGGCACGATGGCGATAAAATCCGTTTCCGCTATGGCTATGTCGAGAAGATGGGTGGATGGCAGAAGGCCAATGAAACACCCGTACAAGGCACAGCAAGACAGCTTCATGACTTTGTGACCCTTGGGTCCGAATCATTAATGTTCATTGGCACCCATAAGAAGGCTTACCTCGAAAACTCAGGCGAGCTATATGACATCACACCAATCAGAAGAACAGTCACACTAGGCACAGATCCTATCACGACATCTGGAGGTGCTGGTTCGGGCATCATTACAGTGAACGATGTGAGTCACGGAGCAGGGATCGGAGACTATGTCACGATCTCTGGTGCCACAGCAGTAGACGGCTTAACAACAGATGACCTCAACAAAGAGCATGAAGTTCTTTCGGTCATTGATTCGGACAACTACACAATCAATACAGGCGGGACTGCCACAGCGGGAGCTGTTTCGGGCGGCGGCTCATCAGTACAAGCTGAGTACCAGATCGCAATTGGTCTAGACACCACGGTCCTTGGACCGGGTTGGGGTGCCGGTACATGGGGTCGATTCACTTGGGGATCAGCGGCAGGGTCACTTGCTGGGCAAACACTCCGACTGTGGTACGCAGACAACTTTGGTGAGGACTTAATCTTTAATATTGCTGATGGAGCCATTTACTACTGGGACGCATCAGGTGCTCTGACTGACAGAGCTGTACTCCTGTCATCAAGAACCGGAGCCAGCGATGTACCGACAGTTGCTCGTAAGCTATTAGTGTCAGAAGTTGACAGGCACGTCCTAGCCTTTGGTGCCAACCCGATCGGCACAGGTGATCAGGACCCTTTATTGATTCGGTTCTCCTCGCAGGAGAGCTCTGTAGACTGGACGCCAACGTCCACAAACACCGCAGGTGACATTCGGTTATCGCAGGGATCTGAGATTGTGACAGCGGTTCGTACATCCCGTCAGATCCTCATCTGGACAGACCGCTCATTACACAGTATTCAGTTTATTGGGCCTCCGTTCACCTTCGGCACCGCATTGCTTGGCGATAACGTGAGGATTGCAGGGCCGAATGCTGTTGTGTCAGTGAATGATTCGGTCTTTTGGATGGGGCAGGAAAATTTCTACAGATACGATGGCCGAATCCAGCCGGTTCCTTGCACTATTAGAGATTACATCTTCTCAGATATTAACAGGAACCAGTCATTCAAGATCTACTGCGGATCACTCGCATCACAAACAGAGGTATGGTGGTTTTACCCATCGGCAAGCTCCGAAGAATGCGACAGATATGTCGTGTACAACTACGGCGAAAACACTTGGTACTACGGCACCCTGACAAGAACGGTGTGGAATGACCGAGCAACAGGCCAGAGGAGCTATCCTCAGGCCGTAGGAACGGACGGGTATATTTATGACCATGAACGTGGCCTAGACGCAGATGGGTCCGCCCTAGAGGCTTATGTGCAGTCCTCGGACTTTGACCTTGATGATGGTGACAAGTTCACACTGGTCAGAAGAATACTTCCTGACCTGTCTTTCAGGAGCTCAACAGCGGCAAGCCCGGAAGTTAACTTTACAATGATCGCAAAAAACTTTAGCGGCACACCAGTAGAGGGCGAAGAGACAGGCACAGTTGTCAGGCAAACAATATCCGGCGGTCAGCACGATTACACAGATCAGTTGTTTATGAGATTGCGAGGCCGAACCATGGCACTCAAGATAGACAGTGATACAACAGGTGTGAAGTGGAGACTAGGAACGCCAAGGCTAGACACGAGGCCGGATGGTAGGCGATGACACGCAAGGTTATCCGGTCAATCCTGCCAGTCCCTCCACTGGAATACGACAGAGTCTACATTGACCAACTAGCGCGAGCTCTCGATAACTTCATCGATGAACAACGCTCAGCACAAATTAACTTCCAAGGGATACCAAGTATGGGCGTGGCGTACACGCTCGAAGACGGTGACTTCTTTGAGGACAATGGGTTCATTCGGGTCAAGCGCACGAATGATATTTATGCCGGGACCACAGCAGGCACCACAGCAGTAGGAACAGTAACGGTACTCACGCCATGACAGATACAATTACAATGCCGGACGGCTCTGAATGGAGTCCGTCAACTTCACAAGATATTGTTCATTGTGAACACTGCAATAACGCGGTGGACACACCAGAAGAGGTATTATCATATCCAGAGGGCAACTGTCCTGACTGCGGTAATCCTTGGACAGGATCAGAACGCAAAGGTATAAAAATAGTGGTAACACAACCACAGCAACTGGGAGGCCACACTTAATGAGGAAGGACAAGTGGCCGAAATAGACCGTGAACTTGGTGAATTATCTGCGCGACTAACGGCACTGGAGCGCGAGATGTCTGAAATAAAAGGTGACATCAAGTGGATGCGCGACCAAGTACAACAAAGCAAAGGCGGATGGCGCACGATCGCCTTCCTCATATCCGCATCAGGGATCCTAGGTGCGTTTGCTACACTGGTAACACAGCACGTGTGGTTTAAATAAAGTGCAATTGAACTTTTCCTAGGAGAGGAAATGATCTTCGAAGCTATCGCCGCCATTAAGATCGCTAATGAGGCGATAGGAGCCATCAAAGAGTTTGCTGGGCACATACAATCCGTTGGAGAGATGGGCCCACATCTGAATAAGCTTGCTGACGCAAAGGAAGAGATCGAGAAGAAAGCCAAAGAAGGCTCAATGGAGCACTTCTTTGAGCTCGAAAAGATCAAACAGCAAGAAGCGGAAATCAAACAACTATTTATCTATAGTGGTCGTGCCGGTCTCTGGGACGATTACTGCAAATTCATAGCCACCCGGAAACAACTAAAAGAGAATGAACGTAAACGTATTGAGCAAGCCAAGGCCCGTAAGCGCAGACAAATTAAGGAATGGACTATTGGCATTGTTGTTACCATTGCCGCCCTTTCTGCTGTTGGCATACTTGGTTACATCTTATATTGGCTCATAGTAACCAAAGGACAATAGTATGTGGATGTTATTTGTACTAATGCTTCAAGCAGATCAGTATTTTGTAAGGCCACATGGTCCCTTTCTAGACATGGATACTTGTTTCAAAGCACGCGCAACAATCTTAGAACAGTTTCCGCAACCTAAACTTAACTACGAAGCTGTGTGTATTCAAACTAATTTCTTTGGAGATGGCACATGATTGGCATATTAGGCAAAATACTTGGCTCCGGCGATGTTATCAAGAAAGGCATGGAGCTCATTGATGACATGCATACTTCCACAGAAGAAGAGATCGCCATTAAGTCGAAGGCCAAGATCGACCTCATGAATGCGTACGCCCCTTTTAAACTGGCCCAGCGTTACATCGCCCTAATGTTCACAGCCGTGTTCCTGAGTATGTTTGTTTTGGTTTTGGCGATGACCTTAGCGGGTGAAGGTGACATTCAAGCAGTCAAGCAGATCATTGGTGACTTCTGGATTGGTGAAATCATGTTGATGATCATTGGATTTTATTTTGGCGGAGGCTTAGTAGATTCTGTTGGCTCTGCAAAAAACAAGAAATAACACACACTTAACCAAATATGTGATAGTTTAGGTAAACCCGCAAAAAAGGAGATATTTTGTGACGGGGCCTAACGAGAAGTTAATGAAAGAAACTGCGAGGTTATATGCCAAGCATAACGGAGCATGCCTTTCAGCGGCTAGAGAACTTGGAATCTCAAGATCAACTTTCGCAAGTAGAGTTGAGACAGCAAAGACACACGGGTACATCGCCGCAGAAGTCGTTGCAACAAAGACCGAACAAGAAATCAAGCGAGTCTACCTCAAACCCCAGTACAAAATCTATCAAAGACAAAACGGAGAGCGAGTCAACGGAAGAGTCCTCGCTATCGGTGACGCCCATGACAGTCCGGAGATCCCGGACAAGACACGGTTCAAGGCGATGGGCGCGTACGCCAAGGAGAACAAGGTAGATCACATTGTTCAGATTGGTGACTTTGCCTCAATGGACAGTATGTCGAGTCACGATCCAAACTGGACCGTTAAGGGTCAGGACAAGCCTAGCTTCAAGGAGGACGTCTCCAGCTTCGAGGAGGCCCTCGGGGCATTCGATGATGGACTCGACGGGTATGAAGTAACAAAGCACGTCACTCTTGGCAATCACGAAGATCGAATTTCTAGATTCGTCAATAATAATCCCGAGATCGTCGAGATGCTTTTCGAGCAGATCTACAGCCTCCTCGAACAATTTGGATGGAACTACTCGCCATTCGGTGAGTTCTACTTCATCGGTGATGTTGGCTTTACTCATGTTCCTCTTAATCAAATGGGTAAACCTTACGGCGGGATGAGTTCAGAAAACGCAATTGCTAGAGATAGTTTACATGATGTGGTCTACGGGCACACACACAAAAGGTTAGACAAGTCATTCCCGAAAATAGGACACGAGCACATCACGATAATCAATTTAGGGTGCTCGCTACCCGACGGGATGATCGAAGATTACGCCAAACATTCAGTGACAGGCTGGAGTTATGGCGTCTACGACATGACTATCAGAGATGGTAGAATAAAAGAGCGCACATGGGTGCCTATGGATATGTTATTAGAGAGATACGATGCGTGATATTGACTTAATTGTAGTTCACTGTTCGGCTACTCCGGAGGGGAGAGATGTCTCCACAGAAGAAATACGACAATGGCACCTCGACAGGGGTTGGTCAGACATTGGCTACCATTTTGTTGTCGAACTCGACGGGACCGTTGGTGACGGACGCCCCGTTGAGAAGTCTGGTGCACACGCTCAAGGCCACAACAAGAACTCCATCGGAGTCTGCTATGTTGGAGGCGTTGACTCCGACATGGAACCTCAAGATACCCGCACAGAAGAGCAAAAAGAAAGCTTGGTGGAGCTTCTCACAGGACTGAAGTCAGAATACCCAAACGCAAAGATCATCGGGCATCGCGATGTATCTGAGAAAGCGTGTCCTTCATTTGACGCAAAGACAGAATACGAGGATCTATAAATGTTACCAATGCTTGGAGCCCTTGCAGGATCGGCGTTAGCCCCAACACTCGGCGTGTCTGCATTGACTGCAGGCGCCATTGGATCGGGCCTTGGTGGGTTCATGCAGTCCGGAGACCTTGGTCAAGGCATCATGACCGGCATTGGTTCTTACGCGACAGGCGGAATATACGGAAAGCTAGCAGGCGCAGGCCCGTTGGCAGACAAGACATTCATGGGTATTGCGGCTCCACAGCTAGCACAAATGGCAGGGACTGCATTGGGCGGCGCGGCCATGACACCAATGAAGCCGATTACCAGACAGAGTGCTGGCGCGAACGCACAGCCATACGGCTCACGACTCGCCACACCATCTAGCCGGATCCGCACAGGCACCAACATTAAAGGGTTTCAAGCAGGCGGCATCGCATCAGTAATTGCACCTCAAGAGCTCAACGATAAAGAATTAATTCTTGAGGCAGTCAAAGCATTCAAGGGAGAGGTGCCAAGAGAACAGGCGCTCAGCGTATTGTCGGAGGTTGCGGCTCGCTTTGGCGAAGATGCAGTCATGGATCTTGCAGAGAAGGCACAAAAAGGTGCAATTGCACAAACTGATCGTCCATCGGAAGGCCGAATCAATGGAGTAGGTGATGGCATGGATGACATGGTGCCTGCAAATCTAGAAGGCCAAGAGGATATCTTGCTTTCTCAAGATGAATATATTCTGCCCGCTGACTTCGTTAGCCACATTGGTAACGGATCATCAGAAGCCGGAGCCAAAAAGATTGACCGCGCTGTAGATAATGTACGGATGCAACGGACAGGCACAGCAGAGCAAGCCCCACAGATTGACGGAGATGCGGCTGTTCAACAGATGATGGCATGATCTTCACTCTGATACCGCATGAACACACACTGACAGTGTGGCCACAAGTCGCAGAAATGCTAGACAAAGCGGCCAAAACTACGGACGGTAGATTTGATAAACTAAGTATATTGGACGAGCTCATGGAACGAACCATTGAGCTTTGGGTTATATACGAAGACAAGGACCCCGTTGCCGCACTGACAACACGGGTTGTCCCGTATAAAGGATTTAAGACGCTATCCATTGACTGGGTCGGTGGACACAAGATGAATGGATGGTTAGATAACGTGATGAGCACCCTGAAGCAATACGCTAAAGATCAAGGGTGCAGTCGATTGGAAGGCAGAGGACGCGCAGGTTGGAAGAGAGTCCTTGGCCGTTATGGGTGGAAGCCCGACTATATTGCTTACGAGCTGGAGTTAGACAATGAGTAAAGGTGGCGGCGGCGGAACACAATCGGTTGTTCAGACCAATCTCCCAGAGTATGCAGAGCCATATCTGGAGCGTATCTTTGCGACAGGCGAGACCGAATACATTCAGCCTTATACCCAGTATCTTGGGCAAAGAACGGCAGAAGAATCTCCACAAAGACGACTAGTCAGTCAGGGTATTGAGGCACTTGCTGAGACAGGTGCTCCTTACTTTGGCGAAGCCATGGATACAACTCGAGGAATTATTCGCCAATTTGGTGAGCCTCAAGAGTTCACTGCAGAGACTGCTCAGCGCTACATGGACCCGTTCTTAGAGCAAGTTCTAGAGCGCCAGAAGTCTGGAGCCATTCAAGACTATCAAAAACAAGCCGCATCACGAGCGGCAAAGGCTGTCGAGGCGGGTGCTTTTGGCGGTAGCCGCGAAGGCATTATGCAGTCCGAAGCAGAACGAGGCTTGCTGAACAAGCTTGCTGACATC